AGAATCGGCTGCTGTTTCTAAGTCGTCTAAGTTGACTTCTGTTCCTACAAAATCAGCCCGAGCAAAAGCGGCCCAGTTAGCAAAGTTGATCGTAAATATCGCGGATGAACTAACGCCAACATTTAAGAATGTTCTGTTGGAAAAGTTCGAGCCGTTGACTTGGAATATGCCCATGCGCCGTGAATACTGGCGACCGACTCCGGGCTGGCCAACAGCTTGAACCGATTCATCACTTTGATCGTCAAACAGGGTTAAAACGTCAGCCTGTCTGCCCGCAATCTTTCGGCGGCGTGCTTTGATTTCTGCCCGCTGTTCGGCATTGTCAGCACCGCGAGTACCGGCTTCGGGTGCGCTGATGATCTCCCAGTTGAAACGGAATGCTGTGCCGTTTTCTAAGGGTGAAAATGCACCAAATTGCGACTGGTTCTGCGGGTTATAGGTAAAAGAAAAGCCCTCGCTAAGTTGGCCATCCTCTGTTGGCGCTCTGAAGACTGTGCGCCCTAGTGTGCCGGTTGCACCAGAGCCTTGGGTGCCAGCAATCAGTGTTCCGGGACGGTTGCTGCCTTGCTGTGAAGACCAGAACAGTGCGTACTCACTGGGGTCAAGAATAGAAAGCGCATTGGTGCCAACACGGATGCCGCCGATTTGTGGCGTAACGAGTCCAAATTGACCGGCAATGTAGATGCCTTCAAACGACTGAAAAGAACCGTTGGCATACAGTCGGCTCCAGACAAGTGCGGGGGCAATAATTAAACCGCCGGTTACTGATCCATCAGATCCAACGTCACGTTTACCAAAGGGAATTGGGATGACTTGGTTGTATTCAGCAAGGCTGCTTACGTTATCGAAGCTTGTAGTTTGATTGAATCGCGTGGGTCCAATTTGATCAGATAACTGACGACTTCTAATACGCTGGCCCGAACCAATATCAAGCGTTGGTGCTTTTGGTGCCAGCAGAACACTGACCGCTGTACTTGCAAGTCCAATAACGAGACTTACGACGGCAACGATTTCTGCGCCGGTATTTTGAATATCTGGAATATTCTCGTATTCAGCAGGGCGGATGCGGGCCCTTAACTGAGCGTGACGGACAAACTTTCGGTATTCCTCTTCTGTGCAACCGAGCGTTTCGATTAACGCGATTTCAAACGGTAACAGCGGCGGATCGAAAGGACGGACGCCGGTTTCCAGTCCACGCTTTTGGTGAGGTTGTTGATGTAGAGGATTCCCTTCTGCCATGTCACCCCAAAAGCCAGCGGAGCCGCTGTCAAGATTGCAATGTCACCATCGTAGATGGGCTCGTCAATCACAGTGCAAAACCGCCGCAGGTCTTGTAGGACTTCACGTGGCGTCATCGTGTACCACGCTGGATTGAACGGTGGTGGATTCAAGCCCATATCCTCTAGGGCGTCGATCACCAGCCGGATGCAATCGTTGCCGCCATATTCGTAGGCGCGGCCAATCAGGTGACTACACACGAATCTGCGCTGTAAACGGGATATTGCCCACCAAGCTGCGCGATAAACGGCGGGCCGGTACATTCGACTGCACCGAATCCAGCACTGAATTCAAGCTGATTTGTAGCGTCGTTTCATCCCAGCCGCCACTGGCGCAGCTTCCAAAATACTGGTACAGCGTGCGCTGAACAGCACCGCTACTTGGTTCCCACAGAACAGTGGTGACCTTGGCGACCCAGAGATTTTCAAGGGCTTGCGTTGCCCACGCACGGGTCATATCGGTGTTCGGGAATTGCAAAGTGGCGTCCAAGTTATCGCCCTGCAATGTTGCGACTGCTCCGCCAAAGCCGAATCCCAAGAACATGTATCCGCTTACGTTTTGCGCGATGGCGTAATTCTGAAAGCGGAAGCGGGCGGCTTGACCAGAAGGCCCAACGTCAAGCAGATGGCCGTAGGCGTATTCCATCAGAGACCGATGCGACGACGGTTGGCGGGACTGTTACCAAGCGTACGCAGGGCGCGGCGTTCACCTTGGATTGCACCTTGCTGAGCGGCTTGCGCCAGTCCGCGCTGGAACTGATCAGTGGTGACGTAATCGACGTTATTGATGCGCTCAACGCTGTAACGAACATCGATGGGTTCCATCGGCGCCGCTGCCAGTGCCGTAGAGCCGCCTTGCTCGCTGCTGCCGGGAATCACAGATGCACCGCGATTGCCTGCTGCATAACGGGTCATGGCTGCCGACATCTTGCTGGCAGGAATCACGTATTCCGGCTGACCGCCTTCGCCGATTACTGCGTTGGTAGGACCAGTTACGAAGCCCCCTTCGGCGAATGGTATCGCCCCACCTACATTTAGTCCTGGAATACTTGTAGCTAATGCACCAGTGCCAGATAGATTCTGGCTTGCAGCATTAAAAGGATTTAAACCGGCAAAAAGTCTTGCGATTCCGATGGCAACGTATTGGGCAATTGCAGTTGTTGCATAGTCAATTAATGATTGGCCGACATTAGCAAAAAACTGCGATATGGCTTCTTGAGCACTTTGAGTTCCTGTAACAATGCTCTTAAAGCTATTAGAAAATGATGTTCCAATAGACTCGGCCGCAATCTGTACGCGATTAAGCGGGGAAGTTAGTTCTTGTAGAGCTACTGCTGATTCCGCAACAAAATCAGTAATTGAACCGCCAGTAGATACTTCAAATTGTGTTCCGGTTAGTGCTTCTTTAAATAAACGAGCGGCTTCTTCTGCCTGCTGTTTAAGTACTTCTTCTTGGAGTTTTAGGATCTCCAGTCTCTTAATTTCGCCGTTAATCGCTGTCAAATTAGTACGCTGTTCTGCGTTTTTGAGTTCGTTTATCTGCGCTTGACGATCTTCAAAATCAAATTGTATTTCAAGTCTTTTCTGCTCTAGTTCAGAACTTTCGAATAGCAGCTGTACCTGCCGGCTAAATTGAGTACCCAATTTGTCGCCAAGTACCAGAGATTTCTGCAGCTCTTCGGCTAGTCTTTCGGCGTCTGATTTACCCGTGGTTTTCCTGCTCGCACCACCAGCTGCTCCGCCTGCTGGTGCTAGCTGGCTAGGTGCAGTTATGCGAGGTATCGGCGGTGCGACTACCGTTTTTACCTGACTTGCTACAGCTTCATTGATTAATTGGTTGGTAATTTGACTTACTACAGAAGATGCTTGACCCTTAAAAGTTTTACCCTTGAAAGCTACACTAATTTGCCCGGCACCAAAGGGCCCCCCTGGTAAAAATCCTGCTTGCTGTGTTACAACTTGCTCGGCTTGCCTTTTAAAACCTTGTTTTTGAGGCTCCCCAATAGATCCTGCTGCTAAAGCTTGGTTTATTCGGTTAATTACTTGCGTAGCCTGGTTGAGAATAGCATCAAGTACAGGACTGAGTTGTTGCGCAAGCCTAGCGACAATACTACCTATTGCTTTACCTGTTTCACCAAGAGCACTAACAAGTTTGTCAAAAGCTGATGCAGATTTTGTACCTACTGTGTCTGTTTGATTGCCTAAATTAACTAGTTCATCCGCTAAATCTTGAACGCTAATTTTCCCATCTTTAGCTAGCTTTAACAGTTCGTCTCGCGTAACTCCATACTTTTTGGCGAGCTCATCTTGAATAGGAATTCCTTGGCTAGTTAGTTGATTCAGCGTTGACTGACTTACTTTTCCGCTTTCTAAAGCAGAAGTAAAGGCATTGGCTACTGCATTTATGCTTCCCCCGTATTTATCTGTGAGTGTGGTTACAAGTTGGATAGTGGATGCCTGATCATCTAAAGAAAGACCTACACCTCTAATATTTTGTACTGCAGCCTGGAATTGATCAAAATCTCTACCCGCTTTTTGAGCTGCTTGAGACAATAACTCGGTTTGTTGAGCAGAGAAACCTAGTTCTTGTCCCAGTTCTTTAATTTGACCTGCTTTAGACGCAATATCACCAATAAGAGTGCCAAGTAAAGAGCCTGCAAAACTACCTCCTGGCCCGGCCAATCCACCAACAAGTCCACCAATAGCGCCACCTGCAGCTGCGCCGCCTCCTTGCCCGAAAAGCAAAGGAAACGCGCCACCGATAATTGCACCACTTACAGCTCCACCAATACGCCCGCCGCCACCAGTTCCCCGGGCTGCAGTTGTTTGTGCAATACCTAGTTCTTTTTGTCGCTGTTTAATTGCAGCGGTTAAGTTTATTTCTGCTTTTTCTGCAGCAGCTAAAGATTTTACGTAAACATCAATAGCTTGTTTCTGTGCTGTAGTTCCGGCTGCTGCAGATCGCAAAGCAGTGTTTGCTTGCGATGCAACACGGCTTAAGTTTTGTACACTATTTACAAGTACACCTCTATTACCTAATACGGCACTTACTCGATCTGCTGCCGAAGCTGTTGATATTAATTGCTGTTGCAGATTTGTAATCTGCGATGCGCCGCGTACCGCAATTTCTATGTCGGCTCTGTAAGCCACGGCGCCGCGTCACACTCTGGTACTTCAGTTTACGCGACAAAAAAGCCGCCGGGTTAGCGGCGGCGTTTTGCCTTTTCCATTTCCTTGGCGTGGTCCTCGTTCAGGATTTGAAAGTAGGCACTCCAGCCGAGGATTTCCTCGGCAGTCATGGTGGTGCGTATTTCGTGCAGACTTTTGCCGAGTTCCTTGGCAACGCCGAATTGCAAAAGGAGCCAGTTGTCCTTGCGTAGTTCGGCGCTTAGTTCTTTGGGTCCAAAGGCTCTGCGTCGTCAACAATGATCGCCAGCATCAAGGCCTGGAGATCCTTGTCTTTCACTTCGTTCTTCAGCACGTCGATTTCGCCAGGTGCAAAAAGTTTTGCGCCAGATTCGTCTTGGGCTTTGCTGATCAGTAGTTGAAGAGCAAAAGCGTTGGCGTCGTCTGACTTGGCTTGCTTTTGGGCGCGTTCACGCTCGGCCATCGTCAGCGGCGTTACCCACATTTCA